GAGATAGTCGCCGAAGCCCTGTCCCAGCCAGGACGGCCAGCCCATCTCGGACTGCTGCTTGCCGGTCTCGGTGGCCTGGAGGGCGGGCTTGCCCGGGTCGTCGTCGTAATGCCTGGAACGCGGCGCCCCGGCTGCCGGCGCTCCCGCCCCCGGATCGTCGTCATAGAGGCCCATCAGCGCGCCCCAGGGTTCAACTGCTTGCGCTGGAGCACGAAGGCGGCAGCACCCGGACCATAGCGCTGATCAAAGTCCGCCATGTGCGCTTGGGCATTCGGGCCGGATGCCCCTTCAAAAAAGCGCGGCAAATGCTGGTTGTTGAACCAATTGGCCTCGGGCGACATATACTTGCTCTCCAAGGTCGTCACGCCCGTGTTCGGGTCTTTTTCTCCCAGACCTTTGAAGATGCTTTGCGCTTGCTGATCGTAACGCGCCAAATGCTGGTAGCCGCGCTGTAGTTGTTGCCGCAGCAGGGCCTCGATCGCAGGCTTTTCCATGGTGATCTCGCCGGCCTGCGCCTTGCCCATCGCAGTTTCGTAGCCGCTCACCGGCTTGAGGTCCTTGACCAGCTCGCCCACGGTCGAGAGCAGCTTCGCCTTGAGCAACTCGGTCGAGCCGGCCCGCTCGGCCAGTTGCTTGTTTTGCGTCGCCCAGGCTCCCCACTTGGCCAGATCGAGCTTGGTATTCGCCCCGGCCCCGATGAAGACGCCCTTGTTCATGGCGTCGAGCGCCATGGTGAAGTCCTGCATGCGCTCGGCGGTCTTGCGCACCGATGTCTGTTCGTCGCTCATCGCCTTGCGCACCTCGGGCGCCGGAGCGCCGGCTCGGAGCTGGATCTGATTGTCGACGATGGCTTGGTTCTTTTCCGCGATCTTCACCGGATCGGTCTTGGACAAGTGCTCGTCATAGAGGCGCTTGTTTTCCTCGTCGATCAGGCGGTCCCGGCGCGTGATCTTTTCCTTGGCGAGCCCAGTCTGCTCGACATGCAAGCGATCGTTCTCCTCCTTGATCCTGGCAGCAGCATTGACCGCCTGCGTGCGCAGACCTTCGCCTGTGTAAGGGTTTGTTGAAATCGCTATCGCCCGATTGTATTTTTCCCGCAACTCCGGATTGACCCACGGCGACGGCAATGTCTGGGGCGCGCCAAACCTTTTTGTGGCCTGCTCCTCGGACATTGGCGTGAACTGTGATGTGTCTGGGAGCGCGCCGCCTGGCGTAACCGGAACGCCAGGAGATCCGGGCCTTGCAGGCTGGACGGTCGGCTGGCCAGGAACACCACCACCCGGGCCGGACGGGAGCACCGGAGATGGCGCCGCCCCACCAGCAGGGCCTCCACCGAAGCCACCGACCTGCGCCATCATTTGCGGTGGAACGCCGCCGCCAGGTCCACCAGGAGGCTGTGCGTCCGGATTGAATGCCTGGTTGGCGCCGGCAATCTGCTGGGCCAAGCCGGCGCGCGCGGCGTCGACCGGCGGAGGCAATGGTCCGCCTCCGGGCGGCATTTGCGCCGGACCTGCTGGTCCCGGAACCCCTCCGCCTGCTACGGGTTGCGGTCCCGGTGTACCGCCCGGGATCTGACCCGCCATTGTGGGTGGCGGAGCCGAAGGGGCTGGAGGTGCTTGGTCCGGACGCTCCGCCATCGAGGCTCCGGGTCCGGCGGGGGATGGCCCGCCGTATGTAAGGCCGGGCTGGCCAGCGTCCGACATGGTGCCGGCAGAACCGAGCGATGCCATCTGAATTCCGGCCGGTCCTGCCGGCTGCGATCCCTGCGCGCCGCCCATCAGGGCTTCCGCCATCTGCGCGCGCGAAAGGTCCGTCTCAGGATCAAGTTCTGCACGCGGGGAAGTACCTGCTCGCGGATCCTCTGCTCCGGAAGGTGGCGTCTTGACCACAGGCGGGGAAGCTTCGAATACGTCTGCGTTCTTTTTTGCCGTCGCAGCGTCACGCGCTATCATCTGGCGTTCCGACTGCGAGAGCTTGTAGTCGCGAATGCCTTCGCCGATGCTCTCGCCGACCGAGAAGATCCCCTTGCCGATCGTGTTGGGATAGTCGCGCGACTTGGCGGCGAGTGCGGCCGCAATGGCGCGGCGTGCCTTCAGTTGTTCCAGGGTCAACCCAGGCCCGCCAGGGTCGGCGGAAAAGAACGACGCAATCAACGGGTTCTCGGTGAGAGGATCCGGCATGGCTCATGCACTCCCGAAGATCGAACCCAGCTTGTCACGATCGATGTGCTTGAGACCGCCGATCGTCTTCACGGCGCGCGGTTCAAGCCGCTCGACGTCCTGCGCCATCGGTCCGACATGGCGCTTGCCGTCGTCGAATTCGCCCTTGTAGTCATACTCGTAGATCGGCAGCGCGCCCTTGGTCGACATGATCGAGCCCATCGGCGCGATGTTCTCCTTGGCGCGCACGTCCGACAGCATCGCGGCTGAGCCGATCTTGCCACCCGCGCCAAGAAGGCCACCCATGATGTCGTTGAAGCCGGTCGACTGCGTTTTGTAGATGTCGTTCTGTTGCGCAAAGTTCTGGTTGATCAAGCCAGCCACGTCCGTGGTCGGGATCGAAGTGCGCTGCGCATTGATGAAGTTCGGCGCCTGCACCTGCGAGCCAGACATCAGCGCTGCAATCTCGTTGAGTGGCTGATTGCGCTGCTGATACTGCTCCTGCAGGGCCTGATTGCGCTGTTGGTTCGCCGCATTGAACACCGTCGACTGGCGGCCGAGCATCTGGTTTTGCGCGGCGTTGTAGAATTGTCCGCGCGCCGCGGCCTGGTCGAACGTGCCTTGCGCCGCGGTATTGAAAAAGCCGGCGCGCGCCGCGTTCTGCGCCTCGGCCTGCTGCTGGGCCTGGTTCTGAAAGCCGGCCAAGCCGAGCGACTGCTGGTAGCCTTGCTGTTGCGCAGCATTATGAAAGGCGGCCTGCTGCGCCGACATTTGGTCCATGCGCTGCTGCTCTTGCCCGCCTGCCGCAACGATGCCAAGGCGCGTGTCTGTCACTTGCCGATTGAACGGATCGTAGGCGCCCTGGTAGGCCTGGCTGCCGTAGCGGATGCCCTGGTCGGCGAGCTGCTGGCGCAGCCGGTCCTCTTGCTGCTGCAGCTGCGGATTGACCCGCTCGAACATGGACTGCTCGATGCGTTGCCGATCCGCAGAGTAGTTGTCGGAAGGACCGTATTGCTGCTGGATCTGGCCAGCCGAGTTAGGATCAAAGCCGCGCGTGATGTCGCCACCGGATGCGTAGCTGCTTTGCAGCCCGGGCGTGTCGCCGATCTGCGACTGCGGTGCGCCAACCTGATTGAACAGGTTGATGTCGCCCATGGCGGGCGCGCTGCTCGTGTCCAGCGGGTGTGACAACAAGTCTCCGATTGCGCCGGACTGCTGGTTGGCAATGCCGGCCATGTTCATCTTGGCAGCGTCGGTCTGCGCCTGAATTTGCGCGTACTGCGGCGACAGTGTCTGTGTCGCAGTCCACCTCGGGATATTGTAGGACTGACCGGTTACCGGATCGGTGTAACCATAATTGCCGGTCACATCGAAATTCAACGAACCTTGCGCCGTGTTCTGGTTGGTGTTGCCCAGGTACGAATTCGCGATCGCAGTCGACACGTTGGTGCCGGTCTGCGCAGCGGCAGTCGCCATTGGGTTAGGCGGAGTTGGAGCTTGCGGACTATCGAACAGGCCCATCAGGCGGCCTCCTCTAGTTCAACGATACGACGATTAAACCGGCTCTCGTGCCAGTCCTCTGCCGTCAGGGTCGCGATGACGCCATCCTTGCCGCGGCCATAGAGCCGCGCGATCTTCACGAAGGCAAAACCGATGACGGCAAGCTGCCGCTGCAGCCGAAAGTCGCTTTCCGCGACCTGCATGACCACCATTTGACAGCCGCATTCGACGAACGGATAGTCGAAAATCCGCTTCAGCACGGGCCGCGTCAACCAGCGAGCCGAAGCGGACGCGCCTGACATGACGATCGTACCAGCCTCCGGGCTCCAGTGGTGATAAACGACGCCACCGATGAGCTCGTCGTCCTTGACGACGCCGATCGCCTTGCCGCCAGCCACCACGCCACGCGGCATGCCGGTCAGCCTGGCGACAAAGTCACCGACCTCATCGTCCTTGCCATAGACGAACCGGATCATCCGACACCACCGCTGCCGCCAGAATTATCGCCGCTGCTGCTGCTGCCATCGCTGCTGCTTCCGCTGGAACCGCCGCCGCCACTAGTGTCGCCGCCGCCGCCACTGGTGTCACCGCCGCCGAAGCCCCCGACAGCGCCGCCGGCACCCATGCCGCCAGTGCCGGGGCTGGCTGCGCCAAAGTCGCCATAGCCACCGCCACCAGGAGAAAAGCCCTGCGCGCCGCCGGTATTGCTCATCGAAGCGCTGCCCTCGAAACCGCCCGTGGCGGCACCACCACCGAAGGCGCCAAAGCCGCCAGGGCCAGAGAACCCAGCTGCGGAAAAGTCGCTGCTGGGTGTGTTGGTGCCCGTCTGGTCCGGCTCGTTCACTGCAGTTTGGGTGTAACCATTGGGCGTCACCGTACCAACGAAAGTCGGAGTTGAACTTGGTTGCGCAAGAGCGGCCCGATCCATTTCATTGAGGTCAGTCTCGTCTTTTGGTGTTGCTGCCGGGAAGCCGGCTACTGGAGCCCTGTCAGGCGTGCCAAAGGTCCTGTCAAAATCCGGAGTAGCGGGTGGCGCAGTGGCTGGAAGATCAGCAAAGCGATCGGCAACCGTAGCCGCGAATGTTGCGGTTGGGTCGTAGCCCCCCTTGCCGCCAAATCCCGGCAAGCCCGCCGTCATGGTCGCGCCGCTATTCCAACCATTCGGATTACTCTCCGTTGGGCTGGGAGTTACTGCGCCAGGGGCATTGGTGTTGAAGCCGCCCGGTGCGTCCGGAACGCCGCCCGATCCCAACGTAATGCCACCGACATGTCCGGCACCGGCATTGAAATCAGCCGCTGCAGGATCGTAGTCTCCCGCGACAAACGGCGTGCCCTGCGGCCCACCCAGCCCCTGCCCGCCCAGCGCACCAATAACCTGCCCGTCCAACCCTAGCGCGCCTGGCCCGCGCTGAAAATCCGCAGCACTCATCTGCGGTCCTGTAGATTGTCCACCAATCGGCCCGCGCTGGAACTCCATCTGCTGCCGCGCGAGTACCGCCGCGAGGTCATCACGCGAAACCGGGGCGGAGGGAGAAACCTCGGGATAAAGCATCAGGATGACCCCAGACCCGTGCCAGTGTTCATGTCGATCTTCTGCTGCTGCATCTGCTGCATGATCTGGTTCGCCAGATCGTCACGGGTCGGCATTTGCCCCCCAATCGGCCCGCGCTGGAAATCCGCTTGCTGTTGTTGCGGCTGTACAGCAGGCGTGACAGCGCCGGGTGCAGGGCCGCCCTGAGGCTGGACCGTCACGTTGGGGCCGGGCGTATAGACTTGGTTTTGCGCGGCTGCCTGCAGCAAGGCCGGATCGACTGACGTCATCTGCGGAAAGCCGGCGCTCACGCCGGTCTGGGGCGTCGGCACCTGATATCGTTCGATCTGAGACCTTGGCCACGTTCCGGCGCGCGGGGCTTGCCAGTCCACCACGTCCTGGGCCGATTGCGCGTCGCCCGGAATGTAGGGCGGGGCAAACACACTGCCGAGTGCATTTCTGGGAAGCGCCATGATGGCTCCTATACGGCAATGCCGGCCTTCGCGGCCAACATGCTGATGCCGAGCATTTCGACGTCCGGCCGCGGAATTTGAAAGACCGACACTTGTACGACCGGGGCGTGCGACCAGCCCGTCTCCCCAATCGAGACCCACATCGTTGTCCGCGGCGGCCCGCTAGAGGCGCTGGGCTGATCCCAGCGCGCGGCACCGGCCTCCGGCGTCGGGACCGGAAGCGGATCCGGCGGAACGACCGGGCCACTCGATCCCCACAGGCCCTCGTCCCACACCTCGGACGGGGCAGAAAGCGTCCCGGCCGGCGGCGGCGGCGGAATGTCTATGCTGTAGTTGACGCAGGCCGAGACGGACGGAATGAACGTATCGTTCGCGCGCCCGAAAAACGCACAGCGCGCCTGCGTCAGTGTGAACGTGACAGGCGGCTCGCCGAACGTTTCCCAACCCCCGACATAGGTGCAGGTGTAGGCCCGCAGCGGGTACGCAGTGCTTCCCTCCACGGCCGGCAAGATCGGGCGCACGGCACTGTAGTCGGATCCACCAAAATCGGCCTGCACGATGCGACCGTCCTGCGTGCTAAAGTACATATTGCCGGAAAGGACGCAAAACTGCAGGGCATCCCAGCCCCGATACAGCGACCAGGCGCCAGTCACCGTATTGGCAACGAGGCAGCGCCAGTCACCTTCCAAGCCACCCGGCAAGGTAACGAACAAGGCGCCTAAATCGTCCCACTTGCACATGCTCCAGGGCCGGTCCTCCTTGTCCAGGACTTCCTGCTGCCAGAGCGGATGAACGACGCGCGTAAGAGCCGAAAATTCCAATGCGGCGACGTCCTTCGTCTGCACCTGACTTATCGGCACCAGGCCGTCCACCGTGATGATCAGAACGTCGCCGCCAATGTTCAGCCATGAATTCTTTCCCATTGGTCGCGACATCTGATAGCGCCCTTGCTGGCGCCAGTTCGCAACGTCGCTCGGATTGGTGCCGCTAAAGATCGCGACCTCGCCCTCGGTCGTGACGAAAATGCACTTGTCGTCAATGCCATCCCCGGCCGAAACCGACCAAGTGCAGCCAAACAGCAGCGTGCCGCCCTTGTTGAATGAACCGGAGAGCGGAATATTCAGCAGCGCGCCGCCAACGGCGTCAATGTCGAGATACCACGCATTCATGCTGCCGCCCTGAATGAAGAACAGGCGGCGCCGATACTTCCAGACTTGCGTGAGACCGCGCCCGTCCACGACGGGAGTGCCAACCGGGCCGGTAAGCCGACCGGGCTGCCCAGCCGGCGGCGTGTAGGACGGGATCAACTGCACCCAACTGGTGCCATTGAAGCGCAACGGATAGTCGCCAGTGTCATTGACCGCAAGCAGCCAGTCACCGCCGGCGTTGGAGAATTGCGCGGTCGAGAAGTAACCGTCAGCGAGCGTGACGCCGGTAATGAGTGCCGCCGTTGCCGATGTCACGTCGTAGAGCTTGTGGGCGTTCGTGGCGAACAGCTTGCGCAGCGTGCCGGTGACGAAATTAAACAGCGACTGCACCGGAGTGGTTTCAGGCAGCGAGCACCACGTCTGCGAGCCCCCGCGCAAGCGAATGGATTTTTCCGTCGTGAACCAATTGTCCAGCACCAGGGCCGCGGACGGCTGCATAAACGCAGGGTTCTCGTTCAAGATCAGGCCGCGCGTTGGCGCCGAGATGGTCTTTGGGAGAACCTGCTGCGCAACTTCCGCAGGCGCCCCAAAGCGCCGGAACTCGCGATAGTGCGGCAGGGATCGGCTCATGGCCCAGGCCCAACGAAAGTGCTCCCGGCAGGCGTCGGACCCCAATAAGCAATGGTCGCGTCGGAAGAGATCGGATAGCGGCCAACGATGATCGGCGCCGGCTTGTCATTGCCGGCTATCCGCGACAGCGCATCCTCGTAGTTGGCAAGGTCCTCGGCGTAACTCGCTCCCTTGTTCGCCTTCCACTGCCAGATCATGCCGAGCTTGAGCAACCGCTCCGGCAGCACGAAAGTGTCGGCATCGTTCAAGAATTGCGTGCCGAAGCCGCCGCTGGTCAAATTCACACAAGTGTTACGCAGGTAGTAGAATTTCGCCATCTCGGCCGGGACAACCGGCGGACCAGCACTTGATGCGGCGAGTATTGGACGAATGTGTATCTCGTTGTTGAAGATAGTCCATTCGCCAACCGGGATGGTGTGGCCCTGCAGCTCTCGACGCAGCCAATCGTCCGCGTCAGGAACGAAAGTCATCGGCGCTGTTGTGTTGGTCGATCGCCACACCTGCGAAGTCAGCAGCATGCGATGATAGTCGGCCGGCAATGGGTGATTTATTTCCCCATTAAAGCCTATGGTGCAGAGCTGACGCAGTGTCGTCCAGTCGCGCGTGTCGTAAGCAATGCGCTGTGCCATTTCATTGGCGAGCTGGACGAATTCCCAAGCAGTGCGGTCGACGTAGGGGGAGAGAAAAACGCTGCCGTTCGGTGGCCTGACGCCGACAACCGCGCAAACCTCCCTGACGACCGACTGAACCGTCATCTACCGATTTCCTGCGCCATGCGCGTCAAGGTCCGCATTGACGGATTGCCGACCGGACGCTTCCCGGTCTTCTCGATGATGAGCGCGCGCAGTTCGTCACGGCTCATGCCGATCAGCTCGGCGGCCACGTTTGGTCCGGGCGGGACCGTGCGCTCGTCCTCGCCCTCGCCGTCCTCGGGCTCTTCGTCCTCTGGCTCGCCGACGGGCTCGGGCGGAACCGGTGGCCGTACCGGGTCCTTCGGTGGTGGTTCGGCAAGACCGCCAGCCAGCTGCCTGTCTTCCTGCAGGACGCGGATCTGCGCCAGCAGGGCATCAATCTGACCCTGCTGCTTCATGATCATGGCGTCATGGCCAGACGTGGCCAGGTAGTCGATGGCCTTGTTCTTCATGTCGCGGCCGCCGATGCCGAGGTTCTTCAGCGGCTGGCCATCCAGCTCGGCGAGCGCCTCGATGGTGTAGATATTCAGTGCACGGAGCTCGGCCCGCTTCGCGTCCGTCAAAAAAGGAACATAATCGAGCGGCGTTCCTGATTTGGTCTGCTGCTTCTTGGCCAGGAACTGCTGGTATTGGCGCGGAAATCGCTCCGCATAAGTCAAGTTCTGCTGTTCGCCGGTCTCTTCGTCGACTTCCCAGTGCGATCGCTCTTGGACGAGATGCACCGTGCTGTCCTTCGAGCCGGCAATGCGGATCTCGCACACATCGGTATCCTGGAAGATCGGCCTTCCGGCCGCGATGCTCTTCCGCTCGTCCTTGAACGCCATCGTTTTGAAAAACGGCGTAATGCCTGCGGATCTGGTTCCGAGAGCCATGTAGTTCCTCCAAAAAAGCCGGGAGCCCCGAGGGCGAGGCTCCCGGTCGGCAAGACTGATTACGGGGTCGTATCAGTAAAGCGCCAGTTGAACATAGGATTAGTCATAGTAAGCTCGCCCATCCACCCAATAAATTGGGCGATTGCGTCTTTATCGATTGGCATCTGACCTTCACCCTTGAACAGTCTATCGAAGTTTCTGTTCGGGTTATATCTGATGCGCAAAGTATCCGTGTTGAGGCCGAACGTTGTGTCGTTCGGCATGTTGCTACCGATGCCACCGTCGAGCACGATTTCGGCGCGCTTGCCGCCGCCGATATACTCCAGCGACGTAAATCCGAGCTTGCCGAGACTGGTTTCATTGTTGATGCGCTGTATTGCTACTGTAGCAGCGTCATACGCGGCGTAGTGTTCCGGGGACATTATCAGTAGATCAGCGTACTGCTTGCCACGGCTTTGCTTGGTCATGACGTAGTTCAGCATCGGGCGGATCGAGGTCGATGTGACTGCCGTGCCAAGCGCCGCAGGAAGGCCGGGGAGCGTCGTGCCGGCAAGGGCCTGCGCATCGTAGGTCGTGGTGCGCCAGATCGCGCTGTTGGCCTGCGTGCGGTCAATGCCGGCATACGTGCCGGTCGCGACCAGGATCGGAATGGCTGCCGCCAGGCCGGTCAGCTGCTTGCCGCCGAAGGCCGTCCCGTTGCTGTAGATCGCGGCGTCCATGGTGTCTTCGAGCGAACGCTCCGCGGCGTCCATGTACGCTTCCAGGGTGTCGATGATCTGCGCATCGCCCTCGTTGTTGAGGATTTCCTGCATCGACAGGATCACAGGCACCACAACCATCTTGGGCGAATAGAATACATCGTTGAACAAATCCAACGCTGGGTTGAGTAACTGATCGTATCCAGAATACCACTGAGCGTCTTGCTTATTGATCTGCAAGGTTTGGCGAATGCGCGGGCCGGAATAAGTGCGCCACAAACCTTTGCGCCGAAGCACAGCAAGCATCGCGTTGTTGTTGGATACAAGATCCTCGTAGCTCGAAGACCTGTCTTCCAAGGCCATCGAGAGTACCTGATGATAGTGGACGTCAGCCTGAAGGTTAGCGAGAACGGCCATGGCCTAAACCCCTGATCTGACCCTGCGAAGGGCGGTTGATAGGGCCTCGCGATTGGATCCTGATTTTTTCGGTGTCCGATACGAGGCGGCGGCGCCATTTGTCGGGGCGCCTGAAATGGAGCGATCGATCTCGTCTCGGGTCTGAGCCGACGTGTTGCGGGTCTGAGCCGCCTGTGTTGACCCGTTGCCGGGTCGAAGCTTCATCGCGCGTTCATACGCTACATGCAGCGGATAACCGTGATCCAGCTCCTGCTTGATGAGATCGCTCCTCTCATCAAAACCAGGATGACTGTCCGCAAACTGATCGATCATCGATCGAGATTGCGAGAAGCGCTGCTGATATTGCATCTGTTGAAAGTGAGTTGCAAGCCGCTGTTGCTCCTGCTGGATCTGCTGAAGCTGGGCGTGCTGCGCCTGCGCATAATTGCCCTGCTGGGTCAGCCGGCGCTGCTCCGGAGACTGCTGCAGGTATGCGGCTGCCACGTCATGGGCCGTAACCCGGCGACCGTCCGGGTGCTGCATGCCGAGATTGTGGATGATCAGCTCCAGGCCGCCGAACAGGTCGCCGCGCAGCTTGCGCTCCATGCCGGTGTAATTGTCGAGGACTGTGCGCAGGTTGGTGCCGTCCTGGCGCGCCTGATGGTAGTAGTCCCCCACCTCCTGGAAGGCTTCGGCCACTTGGCGATATTGCTGAATGCCCTGCTCGTATTGCCGCATCACCAAATCTGTGGCGCCGCGCACGCTCTCGGGAACGCCAGCCCAGTCCGCCTTGGCAGCATCAGAAAAGCGCGGCGGCGGATCCCGGTACGGCGCAGTTTCGGCCAGGGGCGCGTAGCGCTGGGCTGGCTGCTCCCCTGGCCGGCCAGCCTCAGTCGCGGGAGGCGCTTCGGCCGACTTCGCGGACACAAAGCGTCCGCGATCCCTTGGTCTCTCGGTTTTTTCCTGATCGGATTTTCCCCGCTCTTCACCGGCAGTTTTCCCCCGCTCTTTAGCGTCCGTCGCGGCCTTGGTTTCGGCCGTGGCCTTGGCCTTCTCGAAGGCCCTCTCGACAGCCTGGCGGCGTCCAAGCGCACGCTCGGCAGCAATCTGGTCCGGCGACTTGTCCGGGGTCTGCTTGCCAACTTCTCCAACGCCACCTGCAGAACCCTGCTCAGGTATCGTCACTTCGGTCTGCGCCTGCGGAGCTGGCGCGTCGGGAACCGTCACTGTTGAAATGTCGCTCATAGTGTCCTGCCCTTACCTTCTCAATCGCGGTCTTGAGTGCCTTCTTCCGGTTGCGCCGGAATTCCGGTTCAAGACTTGACCGCGTCTTCGGTTTGATCTTCTCGTTGCCGACTTCGGTCAATCCATGCGCGCGCGTCACGGCACGGAATGCCGCCTTGCTCTCGTAGAACCGGCCGTCGACGTGCTCGGCCGCCGGCATCGCGTCGCTGATCACGTAGGGTAGCGGCAGCGCAGAGCGCGCGACCGGCGTTTGCTCGCGCACGAAGCGCCATCTGTTAGGCGCGATTTCGACCAGCTTGCTCATCCCTGATCTGTGATGACCTCGACCGAGAACACCGCGGCCGCAGCGGTTCCGCTCGTAACGACACGATAATTGCCCGGCACCCACAACGCCTCGGTCTGACCCGGCAGCGTGTCAGCCGCAGCCACTGCAGTGCTTGACCAACTACTGACCGGATAGGTGTTGGCCGTCGCGTCGAACGTGCGCGTGCCGGTCTTGTTGAGATCGATGATCGGATGCCACGTCGTGTTGGAAAAGTCCGACATCTTGATCAGGATGTTGCTGGCTTGAAGATCGATTGATACCGAAGCCGCAGCAGCCGAAGGCGTCGTTACGATCACGACGATTTTCTTCACCCTGCCCCACACCTGCCAGTACTCGCTGGCGCCAATCAATCCGGTGTAGGTGCGCTTGCTGTAGGAGTAGAGCGGCAATCCGGCAGCGCCGGCGTTCGACAGGTCAACCACCTCGGCGCAGCCGGTTACACTGGTGAACGTGCAGATCGGCGCCGGATGCACGATCAGGCGCAATCCAAAGGACGGATTGTAAGACCGCGTCGGCCAACCCCCGCTGGCGGTAGTCGTGACGTACACATTGGTCGAGTCGTAGGTCACGTTGGTGATAGAGAACGACCCAATTGTCCCGACATTGGCATCGTAGAAAAACATCTTCGCGCCAATGACCGGCCACTGCTCGATCCAGCCATAAGCTTTATAACTCAGCGGGATCGTAATCACCCCGCCCGACTTGGTGAACTCAGTGTTGACGCCAACACTGGAACTGGTCCCGCCAATGATCACATGGCCGCTCTCATGCGTCGTCACAGCGCCGAAATTCTTCACCTGACTGCTGGTCACGACCAACTCGTTGCAATACCCGTAAGTCGCGCTTGGCGTCAGTATGCCTATGCCGGATATCATTCCGACCGTGCTGCCATTGCGGATCGTGCATTTGTATGGCGTACCCGTGATGGAATACCTGATATCGGTATCGTCCGCGATAAACGCCGTTACGCTCGCACTCTGGAATGAAAGCCCGCCCCAGTCGCATCCGTTCATCGTGAATGCCGTAATGAGCTTGTCGACCTCCATGGTGCAGAGAATGCCGAGACATGTATTGAGTGTCACTGCCTTACACATCGTAACGTGCGGCCCCCAGATGCTCTCGAAAGTACAACCATTCAATGTCAGGTTAAGACCCGTCATCCCCATCTGTGGATGGTGCGCAATGGTCAGGTTGTTGAGGACAGCAGTGTGATCAAACTTGGCATCAAACGCATAAAGCGTCGCTGGACCTCCTGACGTATACTGCCCATTCTCGGGAGGGGGCGTCGTCCCCGTCTCGTCTAAATACAACGGCCACGTCGAAAAATACGAGTTTACCAACGGCGCCAGGAACGTAATCTTGCCATACGTAGGACTGAGCGTATCGCTGTCGATCGCCGTGATGAAGACGTACTCGAACCATTGGTGATTGCTCGGGTAGCCGCCGTATTGCAACCCAAACCCGGTCATCAGCGCGTATTGCCCAATCGTGAACCGCGACACGTAGGCAGGCGTCGAGAGCGTAACCGAAGTCGCCCCCGCAGACACATTCGCCGTATAGGCGGAATGCCCATAGAATTGGCTCTGACCGAATGATCCCAATGCAAACGCACCGCCGCAGATCGTGGCTCCTGTCGCATTAACTGTGATATTCTTGATGCCATTGAACAGCGGACCAAAGTTGCCGCTGGCAATGAGATAGTTCCCAGCCGGAATCGTCAGCGTGACAGCCTGACCCTGATACGCCAATCGGAACGTCTCGAACGGGCCATTGACGCCACCATCCTCAAGTGACTTGCCGTTGTTGGTACCCCACGCCACGATCACGTTCGGCTCGGACGATAACGGCCAACTGGCGTTGTTAGCCAAGGTAACCGACGTAGAACTGTTGAACGCGGTGATTGTCGATATCAGCACACTGCCGCCGCCCGGCTCGGCGCTGTGGCTCCCGGCAAAGCCAACCACGATCGTCTTGCCGACATCGCCCGATGACCAGATCGGGGTTGCGGACGTGAGTACATTGGTCGCGATGCTCAGCGTCGTCCGCGCCCACTGAGCATCACCAACGGCGCCGTAGTCCGTGACGATGTTTTTCGTTGTGCCAACAGCGCCCCCCGATGTTTCCCAATTGACGAACCCGCTCGGTGGAGTGCCCGTGTATGCCGTGGCACCAAAATTCGATGTCGAGACTTGTGAGACCCCCGTGTACACAAGATTTACCATCATGGGATACATTGTCAGTCCATTCATCGTTGAATGAATGGTCACTGATCCCGTATCTGCGGCTGGGCTATAAGATGCGTTATTGTTCCAATTTCCGCTACGGGTGATGCCTGTGCCGGTAAGTGCCCGCCACCATATCTTACGAGTATCTAGATTAACCGCCATGCAGATGATATTTCCCTTGGTAAATGGCTCGATGGTCACAAGGGCAGGACTTTGGCTGCTGTCGTTGACGTTGCCGTCGCCATAATAACCAACGCACCCATTGCCACCAGAACTTGCAAATCCCGCAGTAAGCGAACGAGCGGTTGACGCAATACCAACGCCCATGAACGATTGAAAAGCATTATCTTCGACTATCGTGTGTTCGCTATAATATTTTCCAGTCGTTTTTCCAGCGGTAGCGCGCACCGATGTATAGGCGAACGATCCGGTAGCCGCCGTTTCAGTCAAGTTGCTGTTCGTTAGCGTTATCGACACATCCTTGTCGGACGGGTTCCACGCCCCTGGCGCAGTTCCTGTTTCCACAACGTCATTCACCACCACGGTGAACACCTTGTTCGCCGCTGCCGGCGTAATGCCTGACACACTCACCGTGATGTTGAACGTCGGCGTGGTTTCGTAGTCGATCGCGCCCAGCACATTCAAGTTGGCGCCGCTGATCGCGACCTTGCCGCTCGAGCTGTCCACCAGCGCGTAGGTCGGCGAACCGGTGAAACTGTTGGCGATCGACAGCACACCGATGTTGGTGCCCGCCGTCGCGTTCTCGTTCACGCTCGTCCCCGTGAGCAGAATGACCGGCTCGACCACGTCACCAACGCTGATGATGAACGTCGCGTTCGCCACCGTCGGCGAAACGCCCGAGACGCTCACAATCACGGTGTGGCTGGTGGCGGTTTCATAATCCAGCAGCGCATTGGTGCGCAGCGACGTGCCCGAAATATTGAACTTGCCGCCCGCGCTGTCGACCAGCGCAAACACCGGCGAACCGGTCGTGCCGGGCGAGACCGACAACGTGCCGACCACGGTGTTAACCGCGGCCGTCTCCAACACCGACGCCGCCGACAACTGGATCGTCGGCCCGAAACTGACACCAATGACAGCCAGGCCGCTGCCATTGGTGGATTGCGTCACCGGCACGCCGTAGCCGTTGGTCGAGATGGTACACGGCAAGCCGTAGCCGTTAGTCGACACGATGACGGGCAGCCCGCCCGCCGGTACCACCACAACCGACAAGCCCATTTTTTCAGGTCCCGTAGCTGGGGTGACTGAGGTTCGGCGTTTCGCTGTAGGCCGGCGTAACCACGCCGCGTGTTGTCAAGCGACCGGATGCGGCGTCGACCTTCGACGTCAGCCCGGAGAACTCCGCCTTGCCGGCGAGCTCGGCAGCGCGTGCCGTGGCAGCACCCGTGTCGATCCGTACCGTGTCCGGCTTGACGACCGGACCCTGCACGGCACCGTTCAGCGGATCCGCGAACAGAAAGATGTTTGCGGCCGCAACGTCGGGAGGCCGGCCGCCCACGGGCGGAGCAACGCCACCAACCGTGCCACCGACCGTGGAGCCGGTAAGTCCGGTCTGTGTCGGCGGTGTGCCCTGGTATTCCACCGGCACGTTGGTCGGCGGTGTCGGATTGGCGCACGGCACGTTCGTCGCGCGTGACAGCGCGGCGCCAGGAACGGCCTGGGGCTCGATGATGAGGTCCTGCTCACTCTTGACCGGATTGCCTTCCTCGTCGGTCCACTCGCCCTCTTCGCCCTCCTCGTAGATCTCATCGTCGTCGTTGGACTTCGTCTTGGACTTCAATCGCTGCTGCTTCTTGACCATATCGGCCTCCTGGTTAGAGCTTCCTTCGTTTCTATCCACGCCCCACCCCAGAGGCGACTAGAGCTTTCGTCTGACACTGAAGTTGTCGAGCTTCACGACCTTGGTGGAGCAGAACAGCCCGACAATCTGCGAGGCGGCAGCCGTCGTGATCGTGCCCGAAAAAGATCCGGGCACGTTGGAACCAGCCACGACGGCCGTCGTCCCGCCAACGCCCACCGTGATGGGCGTGACCCCGGCATGCGTGACGACATCGAACGAATAGAGGTAGTCGCCCGCAGTGATCGTCTGCGCCGCGGTCTGTGTGGCCTGCGCGGCGCCAGTGCCGTCGAAGTTGAGCGTGCCAGTGCCGATCGTGGCGCCGCCGGACATCGTCCAGTTGGACGCGGCCGCAAAGGCCCCGTTCGTCACCAGCTGCGGACCGCCCAGATTGGTGCCGCTCGGGTGGCTGGTGTTTGGCGTCTCGCTGTAGGCAGTGCCCGTGCTGTGGCCCGTCACGCGTCCGGTCGGGGCTGACGTGCTGATCTCGGTCCCTTCCGCTTCTGCCAGGCCGGCGAGCTCAGGCGCGGCCGCACCGTTGAGCGGGTCGGCGCAAATCCAGGCGTTGAGAGCATCCGGCGTTGAATTCTGCGTCGTGCCGGCAAGGGATGCCGGAGTCGGCGGCGTACCCTGGTAGAGCGCCACCACGTTGGTCGGTGGCGATGGATTGGCCAGCGTCACCGTCATGGCGCGATCGATGTTGGTGGTCGGTGTAGCCATCACTGTGCCTCGTATTTGCCAGGGTCTACCAGAGAACCGATGCCGCCGGCAGTGCCTGCCACCGCAAGCCGCGCGGATCAGCCATAGTCGTCGTACCTCGTCGGATCGACCAACGAACCCATCTCGGCCACCGTCGGGCCACCCATCAGGCGATCGTCCGGCGGCAGGCCAGGCCCCGTCATCGGGCGCGGTCGCGGCTGCGGAATGCCACCAGGGAACCGCGGCGGCTCCGGGGCACCGGGTGGCGCTTGCGCCACCGGCTGGTGCGAGGTGAGGTCGGCAGCGGCCGGCGGCGGTCCGGCCACCTGCGCGGCCAGACTGTCACGGCCGCCAAGAAAAGCCGGATTAGCGTCAGTTCCCGGCTGCACTGGCGCCTGAGGCTGCGCTGCCGCCTGGCGCTGCTTCATGGCAATGAAAGCCGCGCCCAGATCGCCCAAGCTGTTCAACCCGCCACGCATGCCACGCGCATTACTGCCCCGGCCGGCTGGATCGGCCAGGTAAGCCTGCCGGTAATACCGCTGTTCCGGGGTTTCACGTGAAACAGCCGGCTGCGCCGACGCGGGAGTGGCTTGACCGTTCGGCGCAGCCGCCGTCTGCGGTGCAGCGTCATCGGCACCGAAGAAGTTGCGCGCATGCATGGCCCGCTCCGGCCCGCTGTCGTCGCCGTAGCGGATCACCGGCTTGAGCGCGGCCGACGCCTCGTCGACCGTCCGCGCAGCCATGAACGGCGCGGCGTTCTTGCGCTCCGTCGTCGCCATCTCGTGCGCAATGAAGTCAGCCTGCGTGCCCGGATCGGTCCAGGCTGTTCCCTTGGCGGCGGCAAACTGCTGCAGCTGCTCAAACCGCTGCCCGCGCCACTGCATCAGGCCATAGGCGCCTTCATCCTTGTTGACATTGTTGGAGGCAAGCCCGCTCTCGCGCTGCAAATTGCCCAGAACGGCAGCGGCCTGCGCGCGCGACATGCCGCTGGCCATCAGCCGCTGCATCAGGAACTTCGGGTCCGCCGCCATCGGCGTGCCGCCGTAGTAGGGCATGTTAGTCGTCCTTGTTCAGGGCGTGCTCCATGGCTTCATCCAACTCAAAATCATCCCAATACTTCGCCACATCCTGTTTGGTCGGCTCGCGACCGTGCGCATCCTTGAACCAGTCGCGAAATTCCTCATGCCGGCCAGCTTCGGCCTGTTCCATCTGCCATTGCTTGACGAGCCCCATTATCGCGCTCCCATTGGGTTGAACACGAACAGCACCACGGCACACACCACAGCCAGCGCAATCAACGAGTAGATGATGGTGTGGTCGATCCTCACGACTGCTCGTCCTTGCGTTCCAGTGCGAGACGCTCGCGAAAGCCGCGATTGGCCGCCTCCAACTCCTCAATCCGCCTCGCCGCAGCGCGCAGCAACCGCTCCGTGACCTTGTCGTAGCCACACGAGCACGTATAAACCCGCCCACCACATCCCTGCCGGTGCTCGTCCGTCGCATGATCGCGCAGTTCCTGCGACTTGATCATTGCCCCTCACCCCACCGACACAAAAGTAATCGGCAGTGCCGTAAGCCGGTCTCGCGCCGGTTCTGGTATCGGATCCATGCTGTACAACTCAATCGCCGGCCCGGTCGGCATGTCGGCAAATATCCTGCCAGTAGCGTCAAAGTAAATCCGCACGATGTAGTCCGCGTTGATCAAATCGCCGGCCGCCCCGCGCAAAAACCGCTTCGCGACAAACGCACCCGTCGTCATGGCGCCCCTCGCGGGTTGACCGGCTGACGCATCTTCTGGTCGAACTGCTGCGCCTTCATGTTGCGGTTCATCGCGTTGTCCTGCGCCTTCTGCGCCATCTGCTCGCGCGACATAGCGTTCTTTTCCTGCATGCCCTGCGCCTGGATGCGCTGCTTCTGCGCGTCCATTACCAGCTTGGTCTGGGCGTTCTGCTGGTCGATCGCGCCCTTCTGCTGGTCACGTTGCATTTGCGCGTTGATCTGCAGGATCTTGGCCTGGCGCTCCTTTTCGTTGCCTTCATACTCCAGCTGCGCAATTTGCTGCTCGTTCTGGATCTTCTGCGTTTCCAACTGACCCTTCATCTGCAGTTCCGCGATCTTGAGCTGACGCTCCTTGTCAGCCTCCTGCGTCTGCCACTGCATCTTCTCGCGCTCGATCTGCGCCTTGGCGGCGGCGTCCTGCTTCATACCCTTGGCCTTCGGATCCTCCTGGCCCTGCCCGCCCTGACCGGCGAGCGTTTCCATCTGCTGCACCGCATCGTCAATCGCGTTGTCGAGCTCACGCCCGACCCGATACGGCGCGACCGAGAACTTCAGCAGCTTGCCGGCGAATGGCGCCATTGCAGGCTGTGCCGCCACCATGGCGCCAAGCTGCGGCAGAAGCCCGCCGAGCATCTGCATAAACTCGACGCGCCCCTGCTTTTCCTTCTGCTCATCGAATTGGATCGTGCTGTCCGTCTCAATGTCGAGCACGAAGGCGCGATCGCGATTGCTGCGCAGGAAGGCCATGACGTCTTCGTAGGTCGGCTTTTGCGCGAACGCCTGCAGCTGCTGCTGCGCCTGCTGCAGAGCGGCCTGGATCTCGGCAGTAGGATCACCGCCTCCTGGCGATGGCTGGGGGGCGGCGCCAGGAGGCGGGCCTCCTTGCGACGGACCCATACCTGGCGGTCCGCCTTGGGGACCTTGCGGCGCCTGCAGCTGCTGCATGCGCATCTGGGCCTGCTGCGCCTGCTGGGCAAACTGCTGCTGCATCTGCATCAGCTGCATCTGATGCTCCGCCTTGCGCGGCAGCTGCGTCTGGCTCATTGCCATGATGGTCTGATCGTCGAATTTTTCCGTGATGATCTCGGTCGTGATCTGCACGCACTCCTTTGACAAGCGCGCCATCTCGGCCTGCTTGTCCTTGATGCGAACTGAGCCGGACTGCATCTTGAGCTGCTGCGCGCCGAGCGTCTCGTTCGGATCGGTCGCGCCGCGCATGATGTCGGACAAACCCATCACCTGGTAGATGTCCTCGATGATCTGCTTGCGCAGCGTGACCAGCACGTTGATCGTGTTGGCAATCATGTCGATCGGCAGCCAAACAATCACTTCCTTGCTGCCACCGAACGCTGCCCAGTCGGTGATCGGCACCATCAGGCGCGCGTCGGAATTGATCTTGAGCGCGGCCTCGATCGCGTCAGACAGGCTATTGCCGCCGGCCGGGTAGAAGCCCTTCACCCGCACCGCGTCGGACAGCGCATGAATGCGTCCGGTGAGTTGGTTCAACTCTTCGAGCTGGTCGCGGTAGTAAAGGATGTCCGGCACCGGAACGAGACTGCCGGGCTGTGTCGTGCCGAACGCCGGCCGCGGACAGGGAAAGTAGCCCTGCAGGTCGAGGTGCGGCGGCGCGTCATCGAGCAAAACATCAACGCCTTCCGTAACCCATACGACCCTGCCGAGCCCACGATGCCAGATCTCCCATACCTTGGCGCGCTCGCGCTCGTCCGCACCGCCAATGTCGCGCGCGTCACGATCGATCTTGTATTCGGCATCGTCGTAGGCGTCGGCGGAGAACTTGGAAAAGCGCTTCTTTGCCTCCTCACGCGTCAAGTAACTCGCCGCCGCGACCCATTGCACCTCGTACCAGTTGCGTGCCGGATCGTGCAGGAAGTCGTGCCGGTCCTTGTGCTCGATGCAAACCTTCTCGGGCTTGCCGTTCTTGGCGCGCTCGTGACGAACCCACAGCGCTCCGCGCCCGTGTAACACCAGGTCATCGCGCACCAGCAACAGCGCATCGTTGATGTAGGCGAGGTCGAAGGCAACCGTGGCGCAGCGCTCGGCAATTTCGCTCGCGGTCTGGTAGATCGGTCTCCTGTCCTTAAACTTCGGCACTACTACAGGTACCGGCGGGCGCGCGTAGACGCTCGGGCCCAACACTTGCAGGTTGGACCAAAACATCTGAAACTCTTTTTGTCTGGTCTCGGAAGCAAGCCGGTCCAGGCTGGCGTACTGCTTGTCGATGTTGTCGCAACGATTTTGCCAAGTCTCGAAAACATTCTCGGCTTCGGTCAACATATCAAACCAAACTTGCGCATTCTTCGGCTCGGTGAAGACATTGACTTCATCGTTTCCGAGCGGATTGGGATTGGCAACCTTGGCAGGCGGTATAACGGCCATCAGAAAGGTTCCCTGACATCAACGATAAAACGCTTAAGGATCGTTCCGGCCGGCCTTCGAACCCCCATGATCGACGCCATCGAAACCGGATAGTAAGGCACGTAGGGCGGCGGCACGTAAGGCGTCACACCAACACGCAGATCTACATCCCGGCCAGTAACAGTGACCGCGCCAGTCGCGGCTGCAAGCACGCGGCCCGTCTTGGTCAGCGTTACCGGAATTCCGGCAAGCGTGACAACACCCGTTGTGATGGTCAGCTTACGCGCTACGCGAAGTGTTGTGAATTGGCCTATTACAACAATGGCGCGGCTTGTCGCGACCAGACCGCGACCGATACGCAAATTCACCGTCTGCCCGGCAAGCGCGATCGTTCCCTTCGCCACCGTCTCTCGGCGAGCGACACGAAGTCCGACCGGCTGGCCGGCGAGCACAATCGCGCCAGCCAAGGCCGTCAGCCTGCCTGGAGCTCCTTGGTTCAGCGTGACCGGAATACCGGTCAGCGTGACCGCACCGGTCGTCACAACGGCCTTATGGGCGACCCGCAACGTTACTGAATTACCAGCCAGAACAACGGCACCACTCGAAGCCGCCAAGCCACGCCCAACACGCAAGTTGACCGATTGACCCGCCAGCGTGACTGCACCGGTCGTCGCGACGGCCTTGTGCGCAAGGCGCAACGTCGGAGCCTGGCCGGCCAGAGTGACTGCACCGGTCGTCGCAACCACTTTGTGGGCAAGGCGCAACGTCGGAGCTTGTCCAGCCACCACAACCGCGCCGCTGGCGGTAACCAGCCTGTGATCGACCCTCAAGTTGACGGCGTTGCCGGTGAGAACAACTGCGCCAGTCGTCGCAACCGCCTTGCGCGCAACGCGCAGGTTCACGGCCTGGCCGGCCAGAACGACGTTACCGACAGTCGCCGTCAAAACGCGCGACGCCGTCGCGACAGTCAATGTCGCGGGATTTCCAGTGAAGGTAACAGCCCCAGCCCCAACCGAGAGCGTGTAACTACGCCGTAAGCCAACCGTCTGCCCGGCAAGAGTAACAGCCCCCGACCCAGCCGAGAGCGTGTAGCCACGCCGCAACCCAACCGCCTGCCCGGCGAGGGTGACCGCGCCGGTCGTCGTCACCGTCCGGCGCGCAACACGCAATTGCGCCGCCTGCCCCGCCAGCACAACAGCGCCAACGTCCGCCGTTAACCGACGGGAAACCGTCGCAACGAGATTGACGTTGTTGCCAGTGAGAGCAACAGCGCCAGTGGCGGCAGTAAGCTTGTACCCCCTGCCTAGATTGGCGGCGTTGCCGGTGAGCGTGACCGCACCAACGTCAACATTGAAATCGCGCGAGCGTGCTAGCGTACTGGCAACGCCAGCGAGGGCGACACTGCCGACAGTCGCTGTCAGCGTGTAGCCGGTTGTGAGCGTCCGAACCGTATATTCATTGTATTTCAGCGTGCCGTTGTCGTTGACGATGTAGGGAATAACTACATTGTTGCCGCGCTGATAGATGGTGGCATCTTTCGAAAGATTTCCTTCCGCGCTGGCAACAGTACCGACGAAGATAGCCCCTGTTTCTGCTTGCCAAGTCGCTCCGTGATCGACTGTCTTTCTAAACCAGAGATCGCCATCGGCCTTGACGTAAAGCGCAATGACATCAGTGCCGTCCACGAACGGACGAACTGGATCCAATGAATTGGCCAGGGCAACGCCGGTCGTCGTTACCGTCGTGCCGCTGTCCCATGCAACCGAACCACCGCCGCTAACAACAATAAACCGCGTCACCGCGCCGTTGAGATAACTAACGCCCTGATACGTTGTCGCCTGAGTGATGTTTGCCGCTGTGCCGAGCACATTCCCACTCGACAATAGCCGCTGATTACCAACGGCCCCCCCAGGACTCCTCCAGATGAACTGGACCGCGTCCGACGCGCCGAGAACGGCTTCTGGGGATACGTAATCAGACGCCCCCACCGCATCGACCTCGATCGCCGCACTCCAGGTATTGACCGCAGTACGTCGCGAATAATAAACGCGCGCATAGAACGTGCCGGATGTCTTGGTCTGCACACCGCTGAAAAACGCAACCGCTTCGCCAGTGGAACGAACAACGATGGAAGTGCCGGCATTCGCCCCTGCGCTCTGACCTGTTGTAGCCGCTGCTGCCGAGATGGTTTCTATCGTGGCGAGGAACGTATCCGTAGCCGTGTTGTAGGACACATATTTGTGCCCCACCGCTGTCGAAACGGTGCCGTCCATCACCGCGATGTGGATGACGTTGCCGACCTGATACGCGCTTAGTCCAAGGATCGCAGTGGTGAAGCCGGTCTTGGTTGCAATGCTAGCCCACGAGGTGTCCGGCGCGGTGGACTTGAAAGCTTGCAGCGTGGTGGCAGTGGTGCCGTCGCGGCCGAAGAAATAGTAGGTGTAGGTTGTTACTAGCGAAGCGGCGTAATTGATCGTGCAAGTACAATCGGTACTTGAGTTAGTCCACGTCCCCGTCCCTTCTCGAACAATGTTACCGTCAGCATAAGGATTGATGAACGATTGCGTTGAAAGCTGGTAATAGTTTGTCGAGTTGTTAGCCGTGCTGCGACTGATGACAAAGGCATACTTCGTCGCTGCCGTCAGTGTGGGAAGCGTAAGAAATTTAAAATTGTATGAGAGATATGAAGTCGTGAGTGTGGAGCCGCTTATTACCGTCGAGGTAGCAAGCGAAGCGCCGGTTGGCAAGCCAGAGCCGTCAACGGCGTAGATGTTGAGAACCAGATCGTCTGTTGGAGCGGCAACTTTTCTCAGAGTTACGGAGACAGACGAAATTATTGTGTTACTGCCGCCAATCGTAAACGACTGACCGCACCTGAAATCAGACGTAGTTCCGCAAGGAATGAAGCCGCTGTTATCCGTAGTAATCGTTATATAGGCGGCATCGACCGCTGTGGTTCTCGATACTGCGAACGGCCCGACCGGCGCGACCGCCGTCGATATGCCAGTGATGGTGACGGGAAGCGCCATCAGCGCACCGCTAACAGTTCACGCCCGCGCTTGAATATGCCCGCGTCAACCTCGCCGCGCTTCACCGCAAGCCGCCGCCCAGCCCGGTCGCTCTGCATGAACATCCTGCGGCAGTCGTACATCCGACATTCGTACGGCGCATGATCGTGGATCGTGCAGCCGTGCTCGCCCAAATAAAAGCAATCCCCGTTCGGTAGCCGATCGAGAATCAGGTACGGCGCCTTGCCTGGCGTGTGGCATACAGCAGTGCGATAGGCCGCCGGATCGTCGCCCTGATCAACCCGGATCGGCGTCATCATCCTGCAACAAAGAGAACATTTCCCGCACGGAACGATTGCGCGTTCCATGTCAAGTCACCGTGAGAACACCGTTCGTCGCGTCAAAGTCGACGGTAAATGTCTCCGTGTCGCCAAGCGTGACACTCGACAGATAATCGTAGTAGCCAACCGATTTGTTGGTCGCACTGCTGTTGTAGAGGATCGCATACCTAAACGGCCCAATACCGCCGGCCGTCGCGGTAAACACCGTATCCACTAGGATCAGCTTGAACACACCGGCCGTGGTCGTGCCGCTCGTCGTCGTGATGGTGTTACCACCAGCCGTGTAGCCGTTCGCCGCAGCGGGCGCGGGCGCAACCGTGGTGTTCCACACCGTATCGGTCGCCTGCGTCGGCGCCGTGTTGGTCAACGCAACCTTAAACACCGCAGTCGCCAGGTTGTGGCCGGCTTTGCTCAGTTCATCGATGAATGTGTAGTATTTGTTGAATGCGTTGGCCATCGGTCTCCCCTCTATGCGTGCCCTTGGATGTCGTTATCGCCGTCCGGATTAAGCTCCTGCGTGCCATGCGCATTGGCCATGTCGACCAAATGCTCGCCGATCAGGCGGATCCTGCCCGGATCGGTAATACCCGTGATGGTGTTGAGCGTGACGTGCTCGCCGCCCTCGTCCGGCCGCACCAGAATCAGCATGAATTCAGGGACAGAACCCTGAAAGCGCGTCGTCAATACATGATTGATGCCGTTGGCCAACGCCTTGAGATCGTCGTGGGTTTGCTTGCTGCTCACAGCCGCATGCCTCCGTAGCGTCGCACGATCGGCTCGTCGGGTAGCGGCGGGATGACCCAGCCGGTGTGCTTCGGCTCCGGTGGTTGTATCACCGGAAGCGACTTCCACGCCAGCGACAAGTAGCGGAAAGCATCTGCGTAGTGCGAGGTCCAGTCGTGCTCGGCGTCCTTGCCGAAGGCGCGCAGCTCATCGTCCCATTTGCGGTGGTAGAGCTCCAGCGCCGTGATCAGGACTTCCTCGACCCGCGGGTGGAAGACGCACAGCGCCAGCGTCCTGCGCGCGGCCTCGATACCATCGAGCTTGCTCGCGTCGCGCACCAGCATCGGGTTGAGACCGTGCCGCTGCATGCTCTCGACCCTGGTGCGGCCGATGCCCCATTCCTTGACCTTGGCGTCATGCGGCACGAAGTCGGTGCCGTCGATCCACCCGTGCTGCTTGCGCCGGCCCTCGACGACCTCGGCGTAGTGCTCCAGGCCGACATTGCTGGCGCCATACACGTCCAAGATGAAACACTGCCCGCCTACCATCTGGAACCAAATCACGGCAGTGTCGTCGCGCACGCCGATGTCCCAGGCGCGATGCACCGGGCGGGCATAGTCCGGCACGATCTCGGTGATGCGCTGCTCCTTGCGCACGTCGAGCATTTCAAGTGCAAAGAAGGAGCCGAGCACACTCGAATTAAAGTCGACCATGTACTCGCTTTGAAATTGGCTGGTGCCAACGTCGCGGCCGAATAATGCAATATATTCCTTCAACGATGCCTCGAGCTGCTCGGCGGATAATGCGTGCGTGTTGAACGCAGTGAGTTTTTCGGCAAACCAGCCGGGAGTTTTAAGCGCCATGTCAAACATAGTCTTGGCGTGGTTGCGGCCGCGCGGAGTCGTGATGAACGCGGCCCAGCCGTTATTCTCCTCTAATATTGGCCGGTGATAAGCCCACGCCGCGGGATGCGCTAGTGCCCATTCTGAATAACAAATGCCCACAGCGCTCGCACCCATCTGGGCGTTGTAATTATCTGAGCCGATCAGCTGCCACGTACTCTGATTATGAAAGCGGATCAGCATCTGACCTTCGTTCGTGCTCTCACGCATGAACTGCGGGAAGGCTTCGTCAATGCGCCGTATGCCAGTGTGCGGATTGATCGCATTCCACAGGGCTTTGCGGCATTGCTCGTAGGACGGCATGCAATGCCACAGATTACCCACTCTGGTCGTGGCGGCGCACGCCGCACGGTGCAGCATCACGTCGTCCTTACCGGCCCGGCGATGCCAGATGGCAATGGCGCGCTTACCGCCGCCACTGAGGTAATGATAGAGGTTCTTTTGGTATTCGCGCGGCTGCCAATTATTCGGCAACCTCATCTTTGCCGTTGCCATTAGCGTGCCCGTTCGCCTTGTGCTCGATCAGTTTCGCGTCTTCGCCTGGTGTGTCGAAGCGCTGAATGACCTCGATGACGATACGGCCGTCGCCCTTGGCCTCGACCTCGATCGGGATAATGCGCGAGAGGCCGGACAGGAAGGCGACGGGATGCTCCCGCGCCCGCTCAACTAGATAATTGACCAGACCATCGTCGCCCCCGCCACCGGCAATCTTGGCGGCCATGAGGTAGGCGTCCTTAAGGATGAGCGTGGGCGCAGTCGGGCCGGGAGGTCGGCCATACGGGTTGACGCTAGGCGCCCCCTGGACCATCGCCGGGTTGCCTCTACGGGCCATTTTGGATCATTATGGTTCAGAACCAAAGTTCAAAACGCGTTCTAAGCCTCGCTGGTGCGTTTGTCGAGCGACCCTCACTTCCGTGCCTGCAGCGCTAGATCTTGCTTAGTGGCCTGACGCAGGGCAGCATAAGCCTTGCTACGCTGCCCCTTAGATTTTTTGCCAGCCTTACGGCGACGCTGCTGTTGCATCATGCCCGTCATCTTATGCTTTTGCATCACCCTTCCCTCAACTAGCCCCCGCCCCCTCAAAACGCACCAGCGACCTTCCTAGGGCCGCTGCGCCGTATCCTGGCGCCAATAGAGCAACCCGTCGTGCGGCAGCTTGGGGTGCTTGATACGCGCCATGGTCCTGGCGGCATCCCGCGCCCTGGTGAGGTTGACCATGTCGGAGACCTCCCCGTCGGGCCAGTAGATACGCCACATACTTGGATACCGCTCGTCTGGTTTGACCCAGGCGAGCGGCTTTTTTGACCTGCCGTAGCACAGCATCATGCCGCCACCTCGACGTCCTTGCGGACCGCGACGCGGACCGAGGGCTTCACTTGGGTGAAGATGGTGTGAGCGGTGCGGAACTGGACCGACGTGTGCGCCAGCAGCAGCTCTTCGATTTTGTCCTTCATGACCTTGTCGTGGCCTTCGCGCACGGAAGGCTCGGTGACCGTGATGGCGTAGACGTCGCCCTGGTACTTGCCGGGGCCGACTTCGACCATGACGGCCTTGAGGGCTTTCATTTCGTTCTCGATCTGCGCCAGCTGGGTGTTGAGGACGCCGAGGCGGTCGATCGTGGAAGTCAGGTTGGTTGTGGTCATTTGCGTGTGCTCCGTTGTGTGTGATCTGTACATAAAGGGCTGCCCTTAACCTGTCAAGGGCTGCCCATAACTTTTTTCAAATTATTTCATCTTTTTGTTCGACGGGAAGAACCACACAATGCACAGCAGGGTGAAACCGAACACGGCCGCCATCTGTGCGGCGGCGAGCCAGCCCCGGGCGAGCCACGTGTAGGCGGTAAAGCCGATGAACCCCAACATCATCACCATGTCAAGCACGCGGATATCGATCAGGCCGCCCCGGTAGTAGAGCGTGGTGTTGAGCCAGTCGCCAATGCGATCGTTGACGTCGCGCAGGCCCATAGGTAGCGCCCCAATAAAAAGGCGGGTGTGGTTGAAAGGGTAAGCCCACACCCGCCCGTCACGCAACGCCAAGAAAATCCGACTAACGCGGCGTCACGCTACTCCCAGTTCCTGCAGCTTCTTGCGACGGCGTGCCAGCCCAACCATCATGCCGCACGCCACGATCAGGCCGGGGATGCCGGCGCCGACGATCGGCCCCGGAACGGCAACCGGCGCAACGTCGATGCGGAAGTGCTCGAAGTCGGCAATGGTCCCGCCGATATTGACGAGGTCGATATCCCAGATCCGCTCACCGTTGATAGCCCTGAAGTCGAACCCGTTCTGTCCGTTCTTGAGGTCGTAGCCACCAAAGTTGAAGTTCTGAAAAGACCCATCCGCCTCCTGCGCCGTTACATGAAAGAACATGGTACCGGTGCCGACAATGCTGAACACGTCCCGTACGACGCCAAGCTGCAGCAGGTTGTCGCGATCGAAGACAGTGATGTCGAGATCGCTCGTGTTGTTGATCTTGATGTCGTTGCCGTTGGCGGCCCCGGTGAAGTTGCCGTTGCCGGACAGGTCGCGGAAGCGGACAAATTCGTCGTTCTGGCCGTTCAGGCGGCCAAGGATCAGGTTGGAGCTAGCAATGCTGGAGAAGATCACGTTGTTGCCGGTGCCGCCTTGGCCGGTGGTATCGATGATGATGTCGGCATAGGCTGGGGCGGATAACGCCCCCAGCATGGCTGCGATAGCGAGTAGCTTTCTCATGAGGTTCAATCCTTTCGATTGAAGTGTCGTCGACGTGGTAAGGCTATGCCGAAAAGGGCTGCGATGGCCATGGATGTTTTTTAGACGGCGCTGCTTGCCCGCACCTTTTTCATCACTTGGTAGAACTCGACCCAGCGCTGATTGAACAGGTCGCGCCTGTCCTCGTACGCCTTGAGCTTGTCGGCGCTAGAGATGCGCCAGTCATACGAGCCGAGCTCGTGCTTCGCCTGCACCGCCTTTTGCGCGTAGTGCAACGATGCGACGTTGATGCAATCGAACAGGTCTTCGGCCTGCTCGGCGGTGAGCTCGAACGTGAAGGTGGGGTTGGTCATTTTGGTTGCTCCTGTCAGATAACGATCAGCCGGTCGCCGAGACCGGGAAACTTCTTGCGCAGGGCGTCTTCGATCTGCTTGGGGGTGATCTTCGGCTTGGGTTCGCTACACTTGACACAGCACGGCGTGCCGTCAGCGAGCTTGCCGCCCCAGGTGTGATCGCATTTGCTGGTATCGGTCTGCTTGGTCATCTGCTTGCTCCGTTGTGGTCTGCCTCAGTGATCACCACAATAAGGGCTGCCCTTTATGGTGTCAATAGGGCTGCGCAATTATTTCATGCGCCCGTCCACAGGTCGTCTATTTTGTCGTCCAGGCCAGTCGCCTCGCTGATGCTGTCGAGCGGGTCGGGGATAGACTTGTTGACCCGGACCACGGTGGCGCCGGGCCAGGTGAGCTTGACGACATTGAGCGCCTGGTAGCGCGACAAGATGTGGCCGATCTCGTCGAGGGTGTAGACGGCGACGGCGCGTCCTTTCGCCAGGCGGCTATCGTAGTCCTGGGCGATGGCCACAACGCTGCCATCCTCGAGGGTGACCTCGAGCACGCCGAGCGGGAGCTGATTGGCGCCGGCCTGCTCTGCTGCGTGGTCGAGTGCCTTCCAAGCATTGACCATGCGTGGAGCTTCCCGGCGGATCATTTCGAGCGTGCCGCCCATGATCGCCATGTTGAGCAGGTAGCGTTGGCGGTCAAACTTCTCACGCAGTTCCTGCCCGACCAGCAAGCGTAACCTGCCGTTGCCCCATTTGGCCTCCATGGCGACTGCCAGAGCGTCGACACCATCGAGGAACGAACGCCCGACGATGTATTCACCGTGGCTGCGGTCCCAGCGCATGCCTATGGGTTTGGGTTCAGGCTTTGCCACGGTTGCGATCCTTTCGCTTGTTCAGCTTGTCCAGTTCCTTCTCGATCCTGGCGTAGTCACGGGCGTAGCCGTTACGCATGGCTATGGCATCGAGGCGCTGTTTCTTGACGCCGCCGTATTCGAGGCTGAGCTGCAGCAGCCCCTCGTAGAGCGGCTTGCGCTCCCCGGCCTTGCCCCAGGAATGAACCAGCACGCCACCGGGCTGGTCGTGGGTCTGGCGGATGGCCTGCTCGAGCCGTGCCTTCTCGCGCCGAAACGGTGTCAGTCGCTTGTCCAGGTCATCAATTTCGGCCGTCAGTTCCTTAGCGATACTAGCCAGACGCTGTAGTTCGCCGCGCAGGCGATCCTGGGCTTCGGGTGTCGCCTGTTCGGCAAAGAACGAGAGCTGGGGGGTCATTTGAATTTTTTCAGTTCTTGCGTCAGAGCGATATATTCCGCCCGCAAGGGTGCCATCTGGATCAAAAGTTCCCACAACTGGTCAAACAACGGCATGAATACAGGAGCACCATCGACCAATTCGTACAGCATGGCATTCTTGCCAACCTTGCCGTATCGCTCCTTGATCTTTTCTGAAAGTTCCCTTTCCTCCTTCCAGAACGGATCCATTTTTTTCATAACATCAGCACGTCTTCGCACCAGTTCCATTTGCTCTTTTCTCTTATCCTGCGCCGCGAAAGCCTTCACGATCTCCATCTTGTTTTCCTTTGTTTGCTGCACTGCATCATCGCAGTGCAATAATTTGCGGAAACCTCCGTCTGCATAACCGAGACGGAACGAAGTCGCCCCGATAGGATTGGCGATTGGAGCGCTTGCGCTCCAATTCCGTCTCGGTTATGGAGGTTGGATTATCGCTTTTTCAGTTTGTACCAATCACGCTCCAATCCATTTTGAATTGGCACAGTCCTCAGAGTATCCTGGTACGCACGCTTTTTTCACTTGAAAACCTCCTCATTTCCCGGCCTGTTTTGCTGCGGCGCAACAACGCCCTTCAGGGTTTTTCGCGTTCGCCTGTCCAGATACTCGGTGACCTCCATTGTGCCGTTCTCCAGCCACCCCTTGATCAGCTTCTTGGCGGCAGCTTCCTCACACTTGAAGTGCTCCATCAGCACGTGACCGGCCCACCGGTCGTTGCGGGCGCCTGCAGCCGACGCGGTGTAGAAATGACCAGTGGCAGAGCCATCGTCGTTCATGATGCCCCTGTCGATCGCGTCGAGTGCCCGATTGATCTCGTGAATGCTGATCCCGTCGAGCGGCCCCGGCGGCTTCCACGGCACCAGCACCCCCACCTCATCCCCCGGCAGGAACCCGTTGCCGTTGTTCAGCATGACGGTCTGCTTTTCGAACCACCGCACCACGCCAAGCCTGCTTTGGTTCGCCTTGGCGTCGTCGAACCGCACGTATCGGGTACGATCCTCGGACGGGACGTTCATCGCCGACGCCTCGTCCTCGGTCATCATGAACAGCGTCGACATGATCCGCGCTGTTCCGATCAGCGCGCCACCACCGCGGCTCGCGTCCGCTTCCCCCGCCATGCCGCCGGCATACTTCTTCGTGTGATGCACCAGCAGCAGGCAGCAGCGTGCCCGCCGCGCCACCTCGCGCCACAAGATACCGGCCCACTTCACTTCGCTGTTGGAGTTCTCGTCCCCCTCGAACGTCTCGGCGAACGGGTCCGCCACCACCACGCCGATATCCTCGGCCAGAATGGTTGCGATCAGCTTCTCGACCAACGGTGTGCGAATAACCGTCTTGGTGCGGCTGTCGGTGCGGGCGATCACCACGCTCTCAGGATTGTCGATCAGCAGAATGCGCCCCTCGAGCCCTGCCGGATCGACCCCCATTGTCCGGGCCGCGGCCACCAGCCGGCGGCGCATTTCATCGATGTCGTCCTCAATATTGACGATCAGCACCTTCTCGGGCTTGCGCGGCGACCAACCACCCCACTCCATGCCGAGCGCCACGGCGATTGACCACTGCAGGGTCAACAGGCTCTTGCCCGACCCTGGCGGGGCCACCAGCACCGTCAGGTTCCGCTTTAGCAGCAGCCCCGGCACGCTCCAGTCGCGCACCGGCAGATGCGCCTCGTCGATCGGGAACGCCGACACCAGAGGAATGGCACGGGCGTCAATTTCCGCATTATTGACGCCCGTGTCCCTTGGCGGTTCGCTCGCCCTGCCGGGGCCGTCGCCTTCCGGCGCAGGCTTCTTTGCTTCCTCGACGAAATCCGCATCGTCCCACCGCCCCATGGTGGCCCGGAACTTCTGCCAGAACAGCGTATGGCCGCGCGGAGGGTTCTCCCGCTCCAAGCCTTCGCGCTTGGGTACGCCGGAAATGCGCGTGTCGACCTTGCGCTCGTATTCCTCGTATGCCGCCTCGGCGAGTGCTGGCCAGCGATCCTCGTGGGGGCGCATCGGAGCGGTACGCCGAAGCTCGAGCACCGCATGCCACACCACGTCGCGCATCACCTGCTCGCGGCCGTCCACCACGTTGCCAAAAGCGTCGATCGCGACAGCCGGGTCGGTAGCCGGCCGGGCAGTAAATCCGCCTTCCTGTCCGAATGTATGCCCGGACGCTCCCCCATGCTCCCTGACCAGCGCCGCAATCGCCTCCAGGAGCCAGTGGGGAGCTTCCGCGATGTCGACCTCGCCCGGAGCCTGCCCAGGCAGCCAAGCGTACTCCACGCCGCTCTCGTGCATGCTCGGCGGCAGCATGGCAAAGCCACCCTGCCCGCGAATGTCGACACCGCGCGCCGTCTTGCAGGTCGGCACCACCACGCCGGCCGGCGCACGGAACAGCAGCTGCCGCCCGCCCCCGCCAGTGCGCTGTTCTACAGTCTCGATCGGTATATTGTTGTTGTGCACGGCCAGCAGGCCGTTCCACCACGCATCGGCGGATGTGGTTTTCTGTGTATCGAGGTCGATCATGAACAGGCCGTCACTGCACGGCCCAGTGATCAGCCCCATGTTGCGCCGCGTGGCGTTCTCCGCCCAGATCCGGTCGAAGTCGGCTTGCGGGATCAGCTCGCTCTGGATCTCGCGCCACCCCTTCAGGCGCGGCCGCTTCCACTGCTTGTGCTCGGCCGGGCTCCAGGCCGGCACCACCTGAAAACGGTGCGCACGGTACATCGCTGCCCATTGCGGCGGGTCCGCAAAGTCCGGATCAAATCCGTTTGCGCCAGTGCCAGAGCCTGATATGGTCATGAACTACACCTGTAAGGTCAAGTTGCAGGTTCGGGCCGGCAGGGGGAGCAGCCTCTGCCGGCCCAACTTTTTAGCCTAGCCGAAATCGGACAGGTCGAGCGGGGGCGCAGCAGCGATCGCTGCGCTCGCGGACGCAGGCGGCTGTGCACGCGTTCCGCCCGTCGACGGCGGGCCGGCAGCAGCGGCACCATTGCCGGCAGGGGCGGCCGCCACAACGCCGGCACGCCCCTTCCACTCCAGATCACCCCGCGGCGCCCAGCCGGCAATCTTCAGGTTCGGACGGTAGTTCGAGGACACCTTGTTCCCCGAGCCAGTCTTGATCATCGTAATGCCGTCCATCACCACCACCGGCAACTTGCCGGCATTGGCGGCTGAGTCCTTCAGGTAGTCGCGGAACAAGGTCTCAATGCCGTTGAGAAAAGCCTTCGACGTGCCCATCACTTCGCGCACGGGCCGATCGCCACCAATGTCCTTGGCCAGCTTCAGCATGAAGCGCAAACCGTGCTTGTAGGTCGCGCCCGGCTGCGCCGGGAACTGCGCGGTCTTGCCAAGCAGGTCCCTCATCGCAACCAGCGAGGACAACGGCGCGGAACCGGACGGAAACGCAATCCAGCCGGTCTCCAGGTTCTCCAGGTCGAAGATCGCCTTGAAGTTGCGCGTGACGTCGACCGGCTCGGGCAGGAACCCTTGCCCGCTGTCGACCCGATCGATGCGGAACCACAGCCCGGCGCGGGCGTCGTATTTGACTATCGGTAAAAAGTCACCACCGGCAGACGGCTCGGTGGAAAAGCCAAAGATGTTGCTCATAGTCGTCACTCCTTGCCGCTGTCAGGCCAGCGGCGATGCCAATCCCGGGTGCTGCCGGGAATACCAGTATCTACTGCTCGTTGCGCAGTCCGCTCAGGCCGGTAACCTTCTCGTAGTAGGCCAACATGCCGTCGCGGCGCGCAACCATATCCGCCATCATGCGCTGCATTGCCTGTACGTCGTGCGGCACTGACGGGTCGTAAATCTTTAGCGCACTCGCCGACCCGCGCGCGTCGTTATATTCGACCACAAGCAGATGATTGTAAGCCAGCGCCAAATGCCGCTTCAACGCCGGTAGGCGGCGTTTTACATTGCGCCGAAATGCTTCAGTGTTACGACCCCAGACCAGCCGCGCGAGATCGCCAACCGCAATCCAGCCCAACATGCCGTTGGCCATGATGTGCAGCGCCATGGTGTCGTGGTTCCACGCAACCTTGGTCAAATGCGCGCGCCCCTTTTGGTCGGTGACGATTTCGGGCCTCTGGTACTGCCTTAATGCCTTGTCACTCATGCCGGCACCGCTTGCTGCAAGAGCTCGCGCACGCGGTTCAACCGCACCATTGCCTCGCGCGAACCGCCCTTGTCGGGGTGCAGCTTGGACGCCAGCGCCTTGAACCCAATGTCGATCAGCGACAACGCAAGCTTGCGCTGCAGGGCGCGTTCTTCCTGCTTGGCCAACGCGTCCTGCTTGAGCGCGTCGACGTTGACCCTGCTGATCGCCTCTTTGACCGGTGTATGCCACGCAGCCGGCTTGCCGTAGTTGGGATTGTTGCGGGTCTTCGAGATGACGTCCCGGAAGCTGGTGAACCGGGAAGCGCCGCTTCCCGAATTGTGGCGGGCGAGGTTCATGTACTCGTTGGCTTGCCTGCGGCCGACATTGAAGTTGCGCTGGCACCAGGCGTCGAATTCCTTGGCAGTCATCTGCTCTCGGGCTTCGATCATCTTTTCGCCCGCCGTCGTGTAGTACGGCATCCCAGCCTCCACCGCGTGTTCGAGATCCGCCTTGATCAGTGGAACCAAGACGCGCAGTGGTCGCGCTACCTGGTTTGATCCAATTGCAACGATTTCCATAAAACAGTTTCCTCCGTTGTGGGGAAGGAACTGTAACATGATGTATGGAGATCAGGTCAATAGCTAGAGGTGGTAGGCCGCGAGGCTAGATAGACCACAGGCGGTATGCAGTGGCGCGTGCCTCCGGGTTGCCCCAGTAGAAACTATCCAGCGCAGGCGCAAACAGTGTCAGATAATAAGCGGGGTCGTCGGAAAGCGTAAGTAGGTTTTCCACCTTCATTGCAATCAGCCGCAATGCCTCGCGATGCGCCAAGACATTCTCTAGCCGGTAGGTCTCCAATTTGCGCGGCGTGACGTAGATCAGCCTTGCGTCAAGATTGTCCGATGCCGCATAGAGCGCAACCTGCCGGGCGTGCCCGATTTTTATTTCGGATGGCATCCGCTCGGTCGTCTTCAGGTCCGCCAGCATGCCGTGCTGGCTCCATTGATAGTCATAGTACCCGACGATCGGCAGCTTGAGCCCTTCCGGCTGCCACTCCACCAGGCCCTGCATACCGTCCGGCTTGCCGTACCCGCGCAGCTCCTTCAGCGCCGTCTTTACCATGTCGGCAATGGTCTCGCGATACTTCTCGCGCCGCGGATCGCCGGACAAGGCCGACAACGTGTCGTACTTCATATGCGCAACGTCGACGCAGTCCTTTAGCGGCGCGTCGAGGTCGTTCAAGCCGTACGATACGCCGTCCTCGACCGCCACGCCGCGGTGCGCGGGACTGCCGACCGATTGCTTCTCGCCGATGATGTATTCAGCGACAAACATGCTGGGACATTCGGCGTACAGGTTCAGCTTGCTGGCGCTGTGGCGCAAGTAGGTGGGGATCATTGAATTGTGTGTTTCCATGTTGAAGACCCATCCGCCTCATCCAGCATGGCCATAATCCGGTTGCGGAATATGGTGCGTTCTTTCTGTTCCAGCTCGTTTAGACAAAATGCGAGAACCGCAGCACAAGCAAACATCGTGTCGCCGATTTCCATGTCGGAAACCGCATCGAACACGGTGTCGGTGGCTTTCTTCATGATTTTGATTTTTTCCAACGTGGTCATTTCAGCACTCCCGCTGCTCGCAGACCGTTCATTGCCTCATCGAGCGAATGCGCCAGGAGGTACGGATGCCCCAGCGCCTCGCACACTTTTTGGAATTCCTTCTGTTCCTCGGTCTGTCGGCCCTTGGCGGTCTTCAGTTCCAGCCAGACCACGCGCCCGTCGCCGAGCATGATGCAAATGTCCGCCACGCCTGCGCGCATTCCTTCCTTTTTCATCCGCGCCGCCAGCCCCATCGACCTGCGCGCCGCGTTCGGTACGGCAAACCAGTAGGCTTCCTTCACGGCGTGCAGCCCGAGATGCTGCATCACCATGACCTGCAGGCGGTGCTCGCTGAGTAGGCCCTTGCGGTAGTCGGAGAGTTTCATAAACAAAAGCCTATTGACAATTCGCGCCCCTGTCAATTAGGCTGCCCTTATCACTCAGCGGAGCGATCGATGCCGGTCAATGACGAGAAACTGTTGCGTGTGGCTGCAAAGGAACTTGAGCGCTTGCGCCAGGAAAATGCGCGGCTGCGGCAGGAAATTGTGCGTTTGCACATTCGCCGTAGTGAACGCCCCGGGCAAGACTACGCAACCTACCCGGGGCGCCAACTCGAAACCACAACAAAGCAGCAGGAAGGTACCGCAGGAAAGAATGAGTGACAACATGGAATTGAGCGAGCGTGAGCAAATCGCTTTCGGGATGCTGTCGAAACGCGGGATCGTGTCCGCCGACGAAATCCTGAAAGAGCTGAAGCGCAACAAGGTCAAGATCAATGGCGCACGAGCCACCCACAGCCTTAGCGTCCTGATGAAATACCTGACCGCAAAGGCGTGTCAGGAAGGTTGGATCATCACCATGGTCGAAGGCGGCCGAGGCGTCGGCAACAAAGCATCCTACAGCATGGAGAAGAAGTTCTGATGGACCAGGAACAGGCAAAAGCCCACATGAACAAGCTGCTCGATGAGGCCGGCAAGAGAGCTGCCGATCGCAATGTCGAGCAGCTCAACTTCACTAGCCAAGCTCTACACCGCACGCGCCAGATCCCCGGCACGCGGCCAGACGGCGGTATGTCACCACACGACATGAACCCGGTCCAACTGGTGAGCAATGCCCTCACCGACGCGCGCCGCATCGTCGACAATTTCGAGAAAAGCACGATCGAGCTGGAGAGCAAGATTGCCGAGCTGGAGGCCCGGCTCAGTGGGGAACGCGATCGATGCACCAGACTGGAAAAAATGCTGCAGGAAATCGTCGACCTGGTGTCGCCGCGATGAGGGCCACCGTCATTCTGGCCATGATACCGCTCGGCATTGCGGCGACCTTCCTGCCGCGCTGGCCAGACCCCCAGCCGGCCGTGGCGGAGACCTTCAAGGCGCGGTTCGAGGCGGTCTACCCGAAGCACACCTTCGAGGAGCGCTGGTGGCCCGGGGAAGGCCTCCCAGACGCACAGGGAAGCCCGCCTGTCGATTTATTGGCGCCCAAGGTGGTTCGGACCATCCGGATCACCAAAGACGCTGTAGCGCCTCCCCAGGAGGTCGAGCCGGTTGCTGAGGCGCCGTTGCCGGTTCCGCGTCCGCATACCACCATCAAGCCCAAGGTCCGCCCGATCCGGGTCGCCGACATTTGCGCCCGACACGGCATGCACCGGGTCGACTACGGGCGAACCTGGAGGTGCCGCAAATGACATTCGTCGAGTGGCTGATGACGAAATTGCGAGCCTTTGTCCCCCGGCGCGCGAAACCGCAACCCGCCATTCTGCCGCCTCCCCTTCCGCCAGCCGTGGCCCGACCTGCTCCGCTGCCGCCCCCGGAACTGCACGAGCCGGTCCCGGCGCCCCTTCACCGGACTTCCCCTGGCCCCTCAGCCAACCGGGCCGAGCGCCGCAGGCTCGAACGACTGCGCCGCCGGCACGACAAGTTCGTCACGCCGAAGGGTCCAAAGCCGGCAAAGATTGAGCGCGAAGCGGTAGAGCCGAAGCCGAAGCCGGATCCCGTCCCGCCTCCCGAAGTTCCCGAAGTTCCCGAAGTTCCCGAAGGGCCCAGGGAGGCCAGTGGCAACTTCTACATGGCGGACAAGCACCACGAAGATCGCGAAGGGAAAAACGTCCTCTACGTGGAAACCGAAATCCACGGCATCTTCAGCTTCCGCGACACCATCCTGCAGCAGTTGGAGCTCTACTTCGTCTACTTGGAGCGCATGAGACGGCGCGACAGCGATGCCTACGCGCTCTACCGGCAGGTCGGCGCGATCGTCGTCCCCTACCTCGCCAACAACGCGCACTATCGCAATCTACCGGAGAGAGACGAGAAACCCCTCGGCCCACAGAAACCCCTGACGGCATGGTTCAAGCAAACAAGGCCGGGCTTTGGCTGCTTCGTCTACGGCGTGGATCCGGAAACGGAAAAGTTCGAAGCAAAGCCCGCCCCCCAAAAGGACGGCGAGAAGACCACGTGGTGGGTCCCCAAGTTCATGTACTTCACCAAATACACCAAGCCGCCTCCGACGTTTGAGCGGATGTCCGGTGGCGACATCTACTCCATGACGATCTGGTGGGACCAGCCGTTCAATCCGAAGTTCGCCAGACGCCACAAGAACGGCGTGCCGCAGCAGTTCGGGATTTTCGTCAGCGCCGACGGCAGCAAGGTCACGGCACTGCGCGTGATCGAGACCAAATATCTCAAGGTTCATTCGCGCAAGGGTCATGAATTCTTCCGGGTGCCGCAGCGGCTGTGGCACATCCCGAACACCTACCAGGAATGGGCGCGCGACCACAAAGTAGACGTGCAGCGCTTTCTCACCGACATCTTCATCGACGCAACCTTCCGGCTGGAGCTGGCGCAAGGATCGATGATCCGCGTGGCGGCGAGCAAAAAAGACATGACGGCCGTGTTCGGCGTCGAGGTCGACCGCATGCCCTACTTCTTCCAGGACCGCGACATCCACCTCAACGAGGACGGCCACCGCAAGCGCATCTTCCATATGGTCCGGCCGCACCAGCGAGCGAACGGCACGACCGTAGGGTTTCACTTTCGCGGAGAGCGCAACTTCACCTGGGCCGGCTATGACGTCGCCATCACAGTGCCGGGCCGTGACCACTACATGCTCGACGAATTCAATGTCGGTGCGCACGACGAATATTGGGATAACAAGGGAATTCGCATGAAAGAGTTTGGCGCCATGCTGTCCAAGGACATCAAGACCGGCCGGGGAGGGATGAGGTGACAGACATCGTAGTGCGGCTACGGGAGCAAACGGAATGACCAATTTCCTCCGCTACGGCTGGCCGCGCTGGTGGCTGATCCGCATTCCGGACTGGATGCTCGGCGAGTGGGCGACCGAGAGGCTGAACGATTGGCTCTATCCGTCCGACCTGTCGGTCCACATCGAACGGGAGCAAACGTGAGATGGCCGATGACCTGTCGTGGATTGACCACCCGGCGAATCTTCGCGCCAATGCTGCCTTGCTACGCGCAATTGCAGAGCAGTCGCTGTTGCACGCCGACGAGATCATGCGGTTGACGGAAGCCAACAAAATGCTGGAGGCTGCGATGCCAACGGCAGAGGCGGTGCATCGGCTTGACGAGATTAAGCGTAAGGCCGCCGACGAGATCGAGCGGCTGAACGGCTTAGTCGCCCGGCAGGAGGGATTGATCGAGAGGCTGCGTGCTGCGCTGGGAGAAAAGCCGTGACCGACCTGACCGACCGCATGCGGACCTGCGCGGCTGCCATCGCGGTAGAGCAAGCGTCGACACGACACGACGAAGTCCCGCTGCTGTATACCGACGCCGCCGCGTTGCTGCTCGCCGCCGCAACGGAAATCGAACTGTTGACCGGACCGATCGACCTGGGCGAGCCGATGGAGGTCATCGAGCCGGTCAAGTCTCTTCCGCCATTGCTGCAGGTCCCTCCAGACCTGCCGCAGCCCGGCTCCGGCTTCTGGACCGATGACAATCTAAAAACAGTTCTGAACGCGCCCAAGAGCCAAAACGCCTGCCCGAAGTGCGACAGTCGCGCCAACAAGACCGTGCGCAAGAAGGGAAAATCCCTTTGGCTGGTCTGCCCGGTCTGTGATCACGCCTGGACGCGTTAGCTACTCCAGGCAGCTGTCGGTGTTGACCACGGTCTGGCGCACCCTCTCCCGGTTCGTTTCCGTGGTGCGCTTCGTCTGTTTGATCAGTCCGCCTGGGCACGGATTGACGATAGGCGTTTCCTGGTAGATCCAGCGCCCGTAGGGCTGCTGGCATCCCGTCTCAACAACCATGACAGATATCAGGAGGACGTGTCGGATAAGGCGGCAGCGGCTCAACACGGCTTTCAAAACCTGATCGGAGACGCCACTCCCAACAGGCTCGCAATCACATAGACCACGACAATCACACAGATCACCACGATCAACACGTTGATAATGGTAGCGAACGGGGCCGGGAGCGGGATGAGCGGAAGCAGTTGTTGTACGGCCCAGAGGATCACGCCCAGCACAATCAACATTAGGATGACAGATACCAAAGTTCCGATCATGGTCGCCTCCTTAAGGTCGTGCCGGCGCGATATGAAGTTCCTTCGTCATGACGTCAGTAATGCGCTCGATCGAGTGCTCGTTCTTTCGCGTCGTTCCTTCCAGCACGGTCAGACGCGTGTTGATCTCGGCGAGATGCGGCGATCCGCGGACTTCCAGTGTGTTCACGCGCGCTTCGAGGTTCACCAGATAGATGCCGCCCACGATAGCCTGCCCGATCAGCAGGATTGCCAGCGCCTGATTTTCCTTGAACCAATGTGCCAGGGCGCTCATGGCGGCGGTACTGCCGGCTCGCCGGGAAGCTCCTTCTGCATGAACGGCCACGGCTGCTTGGCCAACCCCTGATAGGCTACGATCAATTGCGACCGCGTCAGGTACCAGGACTGTGCCGCATCGCGCAGGGGGCGATGCCCGACAATGTAGGGGTCCGCTCCGGCCAACTGCCCGGCCGCGCAGCACATTTCGCCATTGCAGTACATCACGCCGTCGGCCCGCGGCTGGGTGAAGGTGAGCGGGCCGCTTTCGTCCGTGATGACGAAGGAGAGGGTCACGCCGCCGCCTCCAGCGCCTCGATGCGCGCCATGGCTTCCTGCAGGGCCTTGGTCAGGGCGGCGATGACCGCCATCGGATCAGGCGCCTGTAATACGTTGTCCGCGTCCTTGCGACCCGTCGCTGCGCCCTTACAAAGTGTTTCTTGAAGTTCATGCGCAGCGAAACCCCACCGCTCAGTGTTATCTTCCGCGATCAGAGGCTTGCCTTCTTTCTTTGCTGCCTCTTTCATACTTTTTGGTGTGTGCTCTTTCTGCTTATAGCTGATCGGATTTAATTGTTTGATTTTCTCCCAAGTGCTTTGCAGCGGTGTCATGTCTTTCTTTATACGATAATCAGATAGCAGCACGTTGCCGACGCCAACATCACCGATGTACATAGCACCGTTGCCGTCGCCCTCGCCCCAGTTGATGTTGTAGGCATACACACCGCTGTTGAAACCTCCATGCGTCTTGATACCACCAGGACAATTTACAACATTACCATTACCTACGTAAAATCTTGTATTGATTACAAGTGAGTCAAATCCGGGAGCACCATTGATATTAAGGTTCGGCCACTGTAAATAGAAGCGACAATCGTAGTCGGAAGGAGAGCCGGTAGTCTTAAAATCGATAGCTTCTGGTCCCTCGATCCAACTGACGGCAATTCCGGGATTGCCGTATAGACCGCCGGCACTGCCCGCACTACCCGCACTGTTGGCGTAGTTGGCATTGCCTGTGATGCTACCGTTCAGGGTGCCGTAGAAGTTCGGTGCGGAGAATGCTCCAGCAGTAACCGTATGGCCCTGAAAGTCGGCATTGCCTGCCGTATCAATTAAAAGTCTGATAGAGGCTACGCTTTCATCTGCTATTGCGTATCTGCCGTCAGAAAGCGTACCAGTCGACCATTCGCGCACACCGCTCACGGTTGTTCTGAGCCGCGCATTGTTGCCTGCCGGTACGGTGGCTCGTAGTGAGTCGTTACTCGTTGCTGTAATAGCAGGCGCCGTCAGTGTGCCGCTCGAATTGAGATTGCCACAAGTGATCGTGTAGCCGTTCGTGGTGAGCGTCGAGCACGAAATCGCGTTGGTGGCGATGTTGCCGTTACAGGTGATGCTGCCGGTGGTAGTGATGCTGCCGCTGGCAGTGAGGTTTCCGATATTTAGTGTATTGAGGGTACCAGCCATGGTTTGAACATAGACTTGTCCGTTTGACCTAATGATATTATTGGTCCCGTCACTTATAAACAAATTGGTTGCGTTTAAATTAATCGTGGGCACTGTCAGCCCACCCGTCATCGTGTCGCCGGTCAAATTGACGTAAGCAGCGTCCAGCTCGGCGGCACTGCCGGCTTGCGGCACCCACGCACCCCACACCCCACCATTTTTCCTCCGGGTGTATACCGGATTTGGTGTTCCGGGGGTCGTCACTTGAATAAATATATCATTCGTTGCATCCGTTATAATGATGCACGTTCCAACAAAGCGGTTGGTCCCATTGGGGGCAGAGGTGGCTCCAATCGCAGACCAGAACGACCCGGCCTCAAACACATGCGCGTCGTAGTTGGTGACCTGCTGCCCCGCCGCCTCAGCCTTGAGATTGGTGCGCGCCGTTGTTGGATTGTCCGCGCCGGTGCCGCCCATGTTGGACGGCAATGGCTGGTTCAGCGTGTTAGTCAGGTCATTGATGAACGTGTTGTAGCGGGCACTGAAAATCGTCTGGCCCGAATTACCCTGCGTCCCGGACGGATAATAATAAATCCCAGTCCCAATATCGCGCGGCATTGCGTTCTCCTATTGCATCAGGCCGCGCATTGCGGCCCAGGCGAGTGCGTCGCGGCCGTCATCATACGGCGTTCCGAGCTCCGCCGTACCGGCTCCAACGGCGGCTTGCCCAGCCGGTCCCATGCCGGGACCTGCGACTGGGACTGAGCCCTGCGTCTGCGCCCGATAGAGCGGCGAATTCGCGCGCTGCGCGGCAGCGACTTCTTCCCATCGGTTCTGCAGCCCGCGCTGCCCGAAGCCGTACGCAGCCCGGCCAAGGCCACCACCGACGGCGGAACCGACTGCGGAGCCAATCCCTCCACCGGCCGCGATGCCGGCCGGTCCTCCAGCAATGCCGCCGACTGCTCCACTCCCGCCACCTACAACACCGCCTACGCCTGCAGCCACTGCGCCCTTCTTGGCGCCGACCAGATTGGCGAGCCACTCCGCATGCGTTGGCGTGATGGCGGTTTCCAGCTGGCTCTTTGTCTCCGGGGTCCAGCCACGCAACTTTGGCTGCGCGCCGGTTGCGTCAGTCTTCAATAGCCGATTGCCTTCACTTACCAGCTGATCCCCGACCGGCGTTCCCTTCGTCCGCTCGACCCGCTGCGCATTGGCGAGTGGCGCCTCCACCTGACCGGCACGCGCCCAGGCGGCGTAGTTGCCGCGCGCCGTCTGCGCCACTTCGGCCGCCATCTGGCCAAACTGCGGCGCCGACGTCACAGCGCCAGATTGTGGCGCAGTGATCTGGAACCGATCGAGCGCCTGGCGCACAATATTGGCGGCATAGCCGTTCTTTTCGCCCGTCCCTGTCGTATTCTTCATGCCGGAGAGAGCCTGCCGGGCAGCCTCGATCTGCATTGGGCCGATGTCGCCATACCGATTGGCCGTGCCGTAAACGCCGTTGCGCAGGTTTTCCAGGATCCTGTACGCACCTATCGCATTTTCTGGCACAACCGCCTCCCTGACCAACCGGTTCTCGGCTGCGGCAAGATCCCTGGCAAAGTGCGGCATAGAGTAGGTCGCGGGAATTTGCGACAGCGTCTTGTAGTTGCCCGTGTAAGCCGTCCGCAGATCCGCTCGTGTCGGCTCCGCGATTGCCCGGCCAGTCGCCGGATCTCCAGGCCGCATCGTCACGGCGGAGCGCGGGATCAGAGGCGCCAATGCCCCGCTGATGGCACCACTGACGGCGGCGCCCTTTCCGGCATTCGCCGCGTAGTCTGCCGGGTTGCCGGTGAAGGTCTGGCCAGCGCCCTGCACGCCACCAAAGATAGCGCCTTCAGTGCCGTAGCCGGCGATGCGCGCCGGCACGGTGCCGCCGCCGTAGCCGGCAATCCCTGCACCGATCTTGGCAGGCGCCATGGCGCCACCGGCAGCAACGCCGCCCGACACGTCGCCGAGCGGCGTGGCAATCGGTGAGCGTTCGCGCCGCTCCTGCAGGTCTTTGAGGCGCGCGTCGATGGCGGTGTTGTAGTCAGGCTGCGCCTTCCAGCCGAACGTGCCGCCCAGCATGGGATCCGGCAGCGGAACGCCCTTGCCCTTGGCGACGTCGAGCACGGCATCCAGGCGCGGAGCAATCCCGGCCGAGAACGACTTGCCGGTAGCCATGAGATAGT